TTCAGTTGATTTTTATGAATGGGACTATATGAATAAGCAGGGTATTCGCGCTACTATTGAAAGACTCAAAGTTTTGGGAGACTCAGATAAACAAAGTGTAGATAAAGATACAGAAAAGAAAGAACGAACATATAAGGATTTAGATGAGATTGATGAGGCCATTGATCTTCCTAAAATTCTTGGTGAGTGAATCATATAAAAGTTTTATATGATTTTAATCTGTAGCAGTCTACGGTTGAATATAAATTTCTTCAACAATCAAATTTCCAATCAAAAAAGATCCTTCAGAATTTGCTGTAGTGAAACCGAAAATTTCCCATAAAATAGGTGATAAAGATCCTATACCTTCAAAAATACGAGTGAATGAAATAGTAGGGCCGAAGTAATATGGAGCATTTATATTAGGAATGCCAACAACCGTTCCACTTCCGAATCCATATGCTGAGCGTGCTTGAGAATTAGAGGTTTCTGCGACACTATTTTTATATACCGTGTAAAATACCCCGGCATCTGTATTAAAATCTACCGTTTTCTTAACAAGCGATGAGTAAATTGAAAACGATATTTTAAATTTTGAATTAATAAATTTGGGTGTGATAGAAACGGCTAATACTGATATAGGTGTTGCTGTTAGATTTATTAAGTTTTGATCAACGTTAATATACTGAATATTTGGATATATGTAAGTAGAGGTAGCTGGTTGATCTACAAAACTCATCTGATATTTTGAATCATTATTACTTGTGACTGATAAAACCTGATTTAAAGCAGGTAGAACAGCAGGCATTTGAAGAGAATATGTTTGACCAGAAACCTGACTTTCCAAAGAAACACTAGATGAAGTTAAGTTAATTTTAGTTGTATATGTAGTATCTGAAATATTCAAGTTTTCAAAAGAGGTTGGTGGACTGACCCAATCACATAGGAATTTATTAGTATTATCACTAACTACCATCAATATTTGACCGACAAGGGGTTTTACTGCTGGTAGTTCTATAGTATAACTTTCAGTAGCAGTGGTAGATGCTGTCAGAATTAAAGTTTCGCCAGTCTCACTATCAAACTGAAGTTTACCTGTATTAGGTAGACTCCCAATTCTCAAAGTATCACCAATAGTTAAAAAATCAATCTGAGAAGGAAGTTTATCAACAAAACTTAACTGATATTTTGAATCATTATTACTCGTAACTGCCATAACTTGATTTAAAGTAGGAAGAACAGCAGGCATTTCAAGAGCATATGATTCACCCGAGATCTGACTTTCCAAAGAAACGCCTGAGGTAGATAGGTTAACTTTACCTGTATTTGTTGTATTTGAAATAGTCAGGTTCTCAAAAGAGGTTGGCGGACTTACCCAATTACATATAAATTCAGTATCGTTTTCAAAAACTACCATCAATATTTGACCAACAAGGGGTTTTACTGATGGTAGTTCGATCGTATAACTTTCAGTAGCATTACTTGAAGCTGTTAGAATTAAAGTTTCGCCAGTCTCACTATCAAGCTGAAGTTTACCTGTATTAGGAAGAGTTCCAACTCTCAAAGTATCTCCAATCGTTAAAAAATCAATCTGACTAGGCAATTGAGTCTTATCTGTCCAAGAAGTAATATATCTATCAGTAATATTATCATAACTTTCAATGGTTAATACTTGATTAAGATCTGGCTGTGTGCTAGGGAGAACGATTTTATAATCCGTCGGACCGTCATCTAGTATTTCCATCGTGATTTGACCACTAACTCCACCCCTCATTATAATTTTACCACTTGTCCCTTTAGGTACATCACCAACTGTTAAAGTATTTTCAATTTGAAGATTTTCAATTTCCGTCCCGCTAAACTCTATATTTTGTGCTTGTAAAGTATCAACCTGAATTCTATAACCATATAAAGTTAGATTATTTGGCTCCGTTAGAAGTGCTAAGGCCATTTTTATTATAACAGGATTATAATAAAATTATATGTTTTATACTTCTTTCATAATTAGTGAATAATATGCTAGGGTGATATTTCCCGATCCTTTACCACCTATAACAAAGGTCTGGTTATTTTTCATCTGTATAATACTTCTACCAGACATATTAAAATTATGTGAAGTTGAAGAGCTATAATGGGTAAAAGTAAGACTTTTAATTTCTGTATTTGGTGTCAAGCCAGATTCATCAGTAAGCATCGTGAATATATAAGGTGCTGTTTGTGAACTGTTATAGGAAATACTCCACTCAACATCAAAAAGAGTATCATCATCACCTGTAAATTTAACAACTCCACTCGTTCCAGAAATTTCAAACCCATTAACAAATCCAACTTTTAAAAGACTACTATTTATAGCTGTAAATTGACCAGCGACAACAGCTGTGGATGTTTGAACAGTATCAATATAAAAATTACTAAAAAATCTATTACGGTAGCTAAGACTTCCATCAACAGGGTTATATATACAATAAGGTTTGAAACTAGTTGCACTTTCTCTCACCAAATCAGGAATAAAAACTTTCTTATTTAACCCATCCACTCTAAATAGAGTATTTTGCGTATCCTGACTAGTAAATACCGTTTCATCGTTTTTAATATACATAGTTGTATTAAAGATATTAAACATATCATTTCTGATTTCTACACTATCACCATCTATAACTGTTCTAGTATTATTCAAATTTAATTGAGGACCTGTAAAATCTGTTTTTATTGAAGAGTCAACAGTTAAAGTAGGAGCTGTTATCGTGCTAAAATCAGTAGTTGTTAGCAGAAATTTTTGCCCAGTCATAATCATTTCACCTGATCCACCACCTTGTGTCTGAACACTGAAATTATCAGAAGAAATATTAACCCTCTTATACCCACTATCGTTTTCAATATCAATTTGTGATGAATCCCCCAGCTCTCCCAGAGTTTTATTAAAAATATGAGTCCCCAAATCATCAACGCAGAGCTCAAATTTTTGAGTAGTAATAGGATTAGAATATTCTAAAAGCAATTTGTTCGCTTCAGAATCAAACGATAATACATGATTTTGAGCTATATTTGAGACAATTAGAGGCTTTCCATCAGATGTAATTTGGACCCCTTCACCCCCAATATAAGTCGTGTCAGAATCAGAAGAAACTTTCAATAACATATCCCCATCCTCATTTTGTACAGTCAATTTATCATCATGATTATTTCCAGATAGATTAAGTTTATCTGGCGTATAACTACCGATATCAATATTATCCGCTTGAAGGTTTTTAATATATACTTGTTTGGTATTAGTATTAACATTTAATATATAGTCATTATCAAAAGATTGAACTGAAAGTTTATTATCTCTATTAGCATTTTTAAGGTTTAAGCTATCAATGTTTAGACTTGCCACATTGAAATTTGAACAATCAATCGCATCTACTGTAAGTAATCTAGCAAATAATTCCAAATTGTTCGGGTTTGTAATGGTAGATAATGCCATTGGTTTTTATTAACATATTATTTTTTATAATATGTTATGGATAATTCAATTATCTAATGTCTTGCCCGATCTTTAAGAGACCCTTTAGAGACAAGAGCGCCACCGCTTACACCACCAGCACGAAGACCCCCATAAAGTACTCCGGCACCTTTACAGTTATGACATCCAGCACCACGGCAAGCAGCACAAAGAGCATCCCGCGCCGCACCTACTGGAGGAAAACGAGCTGCTGCGGCATTCACGCCCATAGTGCCAAGTTTCTTAAGCATCGGGCTGTTATTAGAAACGAAGGTTTTCATTTTACCAAAGGCGGACCCTCCATAAAGAGCGACGATTTGTTCATGGGCCATATCAGAAACTGGAGCAGATTCAACATCAACAGGACGTACCAATCCAAGCGTGGTAGAGGCAGACGACGGATATGAGATGGTCAAGGCCCCATCAAATACAGCAATAATACACAATTCGGGGTTGAAAACACCACTTCCAGCACCAGCAGTATTTTTACAACTGACTTGCATTTGAACATTCCAGCTACCACTTTGAGCAACAGACTCAAATACTTTCAGCGGGATATTGCGGCCCATTTCCACACAAATAACACTACCCGTAGTTCCGACGAAAGTCTGAGCACCGTTAGCAGCAATAACCGAGGTCCGACCAGAAAATTCAGTATACGACATGTTCAAGCCGTTACGTTCGCTCTCAAGATACAAACTTTCAGGAGTCATAGCACTCATAATACCATCAACATTTCCAAAGTTAACATTCACCTTCGTGATCGCAGCATACGTATCAGTGATGTTGATCTGAGTTTGAGCACTAGCGTTAACATCACCAGAACGACGTTTAACATAGATATACAAACGTTCAGGAATTTGAGCCCACTGGATAACATTACTACGAACATCAACCACAGCCCCAGTAACAGGTAGAGCGGTATTAAACTGATTAGAGTAGAAATTGACATCAGAATATTGATAACTGATTGTGTCAGGAATACTGACAGTATCCTGCGGCGTGATAAAACCCATGAACATGGTAGGAGCTTCAAATCCCACATCACACGAAGTAATAGTTTTTGCTCCAGAAGAACCCGCCAAAGACATGCTAAGCATGCGGGGGAGATTGGCCAAATTGAAATTAAATGTCAAATTACGAACATTCCCGAGACCCCCAATCCCTTGCTCCTTTTTAGAATAAAAAGGGCTGATATGCACATATTCGTAAATTTCGGTTTCAAAAATCAAGCTCGTTGTGGTATTAGCAGTGATTGCAATAGGGTAAGCACCGCGAGGAGTATGCACTTGAGGAATTGCGTATTTATACGAATTCAAAGCAGAATTTTGGCTGCCAAATCCATCCTCATAACGCTGATACATATCATACGAGTTAGGAAAAACAGAGCTGAACGTACTGCGGGAGTCCGCAGAAGAATTATAACGACTGATAGCATGACAAATTTCAGATAGCTGAACTGAGAGAGACTGCCCGTTAATATTCATAGTCATGTTGTTAACAATAGATGAAAATGGCAGCGCACGAAGGGCACCCCGGTCAGGCTCAAGAAGAGGGTCAGTTCCAGTTGTCGTTCCCACAATAGTGAATTTTACGGGGACTTTAATGATAGCAGTACGATCTACAATGGTGCGGGTGCTTGAAGGATCACATTTAAATACGAAATTTGACTTGCTCCAGCTCTGTGCGACGAAGGGATACCACTGAACGGAAGCTCCACCTTGTGAAATAAAATATTTTTTACCTGTGTCATTTAGCTGCCCTAGTCGGGGTTCTGGAACGATTTCAACAGAGATTGCTTTTTCAGCGAGAGGATCCATGTTATTTTTTGTTATGGCATGAAAAAAAATATTTTGAAAAAAATATTTTTTAATATTATTAACATTAAATTTATTTGGTAAACTCAAACGCATTATACGTCTCTGGAACTTTAATAACAGGTCTACCCTGCTTTCGTGCTTGTTTCAACCTTTCAGTTTCAACAGTTTTTTCCCGTTGTTTCTTAAATACAATATCTTCAGGATCAGAATCACGAGCACGAATGGGGATAATCATTTGAGGTCTTTTATTCATAAATTTATGATATTCGTCTAATTCTGCCATAGATCTAATCCCCTGTTGTGCTGTTTTACGAGGGTATCGTTTACGCAATTCCTTCAAACGAGCTCCACCTCTCAGACCACTAGCTGATGCTTCACCTTCACCCATTTTAAAAATATCCGCAATGTCCACATCAATATCACTATCATCATCATCACGTCTCATAGTTGATTTTTTCTTAGGTTCAGGGATTTTAAAAGTAGATTTTGGTGCATGACCCTTATCACCTTCATCATCACTATCAGGAAGTCCCGTTTTGCTAGCAATGTCAATCATTTCATCCCTTGCCTTTTTCTCAGCTTCTTTTTTCATTCTAGTTCTTGATAAAGCACCCTTTACAACTGAAACAGCAGCCTCTTGAGCAACTTCAACATTTTTCATATTAGTGTCTTCTATACTAGTATATGGTAGCGTTTTACTCATATCTACACCATGGGCTTTTATATAATTCATATCTCGTGCCATCCACTTGCCTCGTAGTGTTTTAACTAGTCTTTTAGATCCAGTTGTTTCCTCAGCAGCTTCTTGTTTTACTGTTGCTGAAAGTATGGGTTGTGCCATAATAGGAGCTCCTGAAGAAGAAGCTTTCGCAGATGGTGTATAAACAAGGACTTTCCCTTTTTCCTTCTTCTTTGGAGCGATCTCGGTTCCAGCTTCATCAACTTGAATAAACTGTCGTAGATCATCTATATTTTGCTTTTTACGATCAGTGAATCCAGGTATAATAAGCTCTAGTTTTTGTGTCTTAGGTTTCACATCACTCCTCGTATCTGCTCTAATATTCCTACTAACTCCACGATTATAACTTTTATCTTTTCTCTGTATAATTTCATTCGATATTCCAACTTCGTCTGCTTTAATAACAACTTTAGATTTAACCGGATTAACACCTTTTACAATTTTTGCTTGATATTTTTTAACTATGTCATATTCTCTTGAGCCTTTAGCAGGTATTTTGCCCTTGCGAGCTTGTATTTGTTTTTCACTACCAGTAGACCAATAGTATTGAAGCGCTTGTATCCAAGAAGACATTTTTTATATTACCACATAAAAAATATAAATTTATTTTTTTGACGTGTTTTTGTATTGATAACCATTATAAAAATATAAGAATTTTCAATCCTATGAAGTTATGCAACCAGTTATCTAACCTCTATAAGATGACTTCCGATGAAATAATATTTTAACGCTAACTGTCTCTCTATAGTTTAGCGTTAACTCTGTCTCTTGACCGAGCTCATCCAACCAGTAGATCTGCAAACTGAATTTAGTCAAAGGGGCATCACTCATCAAATTTATAAGTTTATATGCGCTATTCAAACTATAAGAAATAGTAGTTCGTGTAAGAGAAGAACCCGCACTTTCGCCAAATAGAGGAATGAAATCCGCAATAATGGGATTGCTACTACTCTTACTGGAGCTATCAAATCCTGAGGGGACATACTCCATATTCGTTTGAAGCATATTTGACCTCAGTTGTAGAGATCTAAAAGAATTCCAAGAACTTATAGTTGGATAATCCTGACTCTCTTTTATCATACCTAAACTATCCACATTACCATTTGGGATAATGTTAAATAGAATATCTCTCCCATTAGGGTCGATACGACTCAAATAGTTAACATCAAAACCCTCAAAAAAGCTATAGAGTTTGTTATTGAAATAAATCTTAATTGGTCCTGGTGGGGATGCGATGTTGGAAGCGTAAAAATTAACATCACAGTTCAAACTAAAAATATTAGTGGCTGAGTTAAAACTTACAAATGGGGGTGTAGTTGCTGGAGCTCCTGGTAGAGCTGCAAAAGCTGTAGCGAGTGCTGTATTTAGGAATTCAATCATCCGATTATATGTATAAACACCATAATAAATACCTCTAGGATATTTTCCATTGCTTTGAATAGTAGGGACTGTATAATTTGGGTGAGATGTTGTAAATTCTAAAAATGTTTGAGGGCTGAAACCACCATTATATTCCAAACTAACGCTATACTGAGTTTGATTAGGGTTTGGTTGACTCTCGTTAATATCCACGAACAAAATAGGGATGCTTCGTGTTGGTATATCAAAGCGAATCACAGAAAGATACCAATCTGAAGCTTTAGCCAAAATTACATCATCTTCATTGTATACTGTACTAGCTTTGCAGTTGGCCTCGTTATCTTTCGCCTGATATGCGATCACCATATTGTAATAAACTTTATCCACCGCATGAGAATATTCCATTATGTTGGTATTCTTTTATTGATTATATGAAAATTTATATAATCTTTAAGTGTATTTTAAACTTCCCATGGCATTTTGATGAGTTCAACAACTGTTTTATCATAGTTTTTACCATTCCCTAAAAGCTTACTCTCCAACAGAACTTCTTTATGAAATTCTATTAAACTTTTATCCATATTCTCAAGTCTAAGTATACACCATCTTCCACACGTTGTAATCTTAGGATCAAACTTTTGAAATTTGTAATGGTTATATATTACTTTAATATTGGGATTTTCTTCAACTTCTTTATACATTAGTCTAGTTAGATAAAAGTGATCTTGATCATTCTTAATTCTGAAAGCTTTATCCTTACTATACTTCAACTGATCATCCATAATTAAGCTATAAGGGTCAAAGAATTCAATTTGATTTCCACGTCTAAACAGGCAGCACCAATGGCCATAATTTTCTTGAGTTTTGTATAAGATGACTACCATATCAAATGGATTCAATAAATCATCAATATCTTTATAGGTGTGTATGAAACCATATGGTATGATTTTCACCTTACCCAAATAGTTTTTAATATCGTCCCCACTTAGTGAATACTCCATCCCTTTTAATGATATGATTACTTTTTAACCAGTAAATCTCTTATCCTCCCATTCATATCCTCATAGGCTTGATGAACTTTAGTTCTACGGTGACCGACAGAATTTGAGCGGCTGTATTCTTTACCACAAACTGAGCACATAATGCGGTCGGTCCAATGCGCATATTTTGACTTTCTAATTGGAGAATTAATCATGCTGTTAATAGCTTCAGAACCCTGTAATATTATAGCAGATCTTAACCATTGTTCTTTTGGCCTTCCATATGCGAACTCGTCATCATTATCTTCACCAATATGAATATTTTGGTTAGAAATAGACAAAACCAAATTATCAACACCCATTTTTGTTTTTTAGTAGTCATTAAAAAGAGTAAAAGAGTTATGCTTTCATTGCGAAAAACTAAAGACTCTGAACCAATAGCGATTAATGATAAAACTGCGAAGATGATTTATTTAAATCCTGATCTTGAGTTAGAAAAAAATAGCGTTGAAGAAGATAACTTAGCTATTCTACCCCGTTGTGATGAAAAGAGAGAAGTGGTTTATATAGCCGCACCTTCAGGTACTGGTAAGACTCATTTGGCTAAAAAATATATAGAGTTTTACAGTAAAATCAATAAGGGTAATGATATATTTATTTTCTCAAAAATTGAAGATGATCAAACTCTTAAAGGTTTGAAAGTTAAAAATCTTTTTAAAATTCCGATAGATAGGGATTTAGTTGAAAATCCTATAGACGTTCAGAATGAAATGAAAGATTGTTTGGTTTTGTTAGATGATGTGGATCAGATAGCAGACAAAGAAGTAGATAAAGCGATGACTGTTTTGATGAACTCTATTTTGGAAACAGGACGACATAAAAATATTACATGTATCATCACAAGTCATCAAATTTTGAATCCTAACAAGCAGAGGTTGAGGACAATTTTAAACGAGGTTCATCGTATTGTCATCTTTCCAAAATCAACAACCTTTCATAATGTTAGTTATTTCTTGAGTCAATACATAGGTATTACAGACAAGAAAGAAATTGAAAAAATTACTAAACTTCCAGGTCGCTGGGTGTGTGTTCAAAAAGTTTTTCCTATGTATATCATGTATCAGAAAGGGGTTTACATGGTATAGGCTTTGTTTTTCATATAATAGTTGTTATATGAAAATTTAATCAAAATTTGATAGAAAATGGGATAAGCTTACACCGGCCTTTTTAGGGTGGATGTAATGGTTAGCTGTTTGGTTTCTCAAAAATGGTGAGCTAATGAAATCACCTTTAATGTGATGATGGTGCCGTGAAGGATCCTTAGCTCCTTTCATATAAATTTCAAGAGGAGAAGAACCGCGATTGTATATAACATAATAACATTCTTTTTCATTCACTTCATCACAAATTTTCTCTATTTCTTGACCTACTGTTCCACCAAGGGAATGACCTGTAAGGATATAGGTGTAATCTGGAAACAATTTATGTATTTCTTCAAAATGTTTCTTCAGATCTTTATAGTGTTTGCTGGTTCTGAACATAGGGACAGCAATTTTAAAATCTGTAATAATATCCCTCAGGTTGTCAGTTCCCTTATAAGCTAATATAATGATCTTTCTTTCTTGATTTATATAGACAGCTACATTTTTACTTGACTGTACTGAAATCAGTTGAAAGCCTTCAATATCTTTAATACGATCATCAGGTTTATTATACGCTTCAGAACTGAGTTTTGAGAAAAGTGAACTCTTATACCCCAGTACATTACCGCCTTTCAAAACTTTTTTTTTCGTAGTATAACCTTGTGTATTAGCAAGATCATACCCCGTAGATTTGATACTCATCATACCCGCGGGGATACCCCCCTGGAGACCCTTCCCAGATAGATTGATTATTCCACCTTTGAGGGAGCCCAAAATATTGCTTTGTTCAATGAGTTTTTTAATATCAGCTTTGTGCTTCTCTATACGAACCATAATATCTTCTTTTCGTCTATCACCAAATCTGGCATCTTTAATTCGAAGGAGCGCTGTTAGTTTATCAATGTTACTCTGAAGTGTGGGTATTTTCATTAGTTTACGACGTAGAGCCCCATCAAGACTTAGAACATAAGCCAATTTATTCGTAAGAGTATCAAGGGTTTTAGATGTTGCGGAAAACAAACCACTTTTTTCAGCCGCATCCATTACAATAGGAGCGAGTTTAACAGCCGCATCAATAGTTGAAGTAGCGGCAACAGCAGCAAGAGGGTTGCCTCCTCTGACTCCTCCTCTGACTCCTCCTCCTGGTATCCCTCCTCCTGGTATTCCGCCACCGGTAGATTTTTGATAATGTTTAGCTGCTTCTGTCATACATTCCTTGTATGATAGAGAAGGATTGAGACGTTTAAATTCAGCAAGATAAGATAGCCACGGATTAGCCATGTTGGTATTTTTTAACTTAAAAATAAAAAATATAAAGTGATCACTGATAAGTTTAATGACCCAGCGGTTTCTTTTTCAACATATTCTTATATAATGGCATTCTTTTACTGTCTCTTGAAAAAGATGGGTAAGACTGTCAAATGTAAGTTTTGTAAAAAAGAGGTTCAAAAAACAAACGTATGTTGTCGTGAATGTTTACAGGTTGACCTTTCAAGAGATTCAGTTGATGAGAGGAGTAAAACTTCTATGTTGAAAGTTTTGCTAGATGAGGAGGGGATAGAAGAGTATTTTAAACGTAAGGGGATACTTAAGAATAAAGAAATGTCTTGCTACCAATGTGAAAAGAGTTTAAACCTCTTTTCAACCTTAGAATATGAAGATGAGAGAATAATAAAATGCTATAGATGTCTTGAGTGTAAAGTTGAATATGAGGTCTTTGTAAATTTGAAAACGGAACATGTCAGGGTATACACGAAGAGTTTATAATTTTTCACACTCTAACTAAAATGTATAAACTACTTATCACCGCTTTAATTTTAAATACTTTTGGTACAAAAATTGATATCTGTCATTTCGATGATGAGGGAAAACAAGTTGATATAAGTATCAGTCAGAATAGCATACGTGCACATCTAAAAAATGGTGATTATATTGAGGGTAACTGTAGCGAATACGAATGGAGTCTTACTACTGTTTCACCAACTGTTTCACCAACTACTACATCTTCTCCTACTTCAACTCTGACTCAAACACCAACTACAGTTTTAACTACAGTTTTACCAAGTAAAAAATATTGGTAAATTTGCCTGGTTTTAACCCCCTACGTATACGGCGACTTCGTCTGTAAATATATAACAATTATGCTATATATTTAAAATGAAAGCAACATTAGATATAAACCGTAAACGCTCGTGCTAATTCAGTACTCATTAAGATAATGTCCATATGCTCTCGTATGATTACCATCAGCAAGGATATAGCGTTTATTATCAAAAGGACTTAGACCTATTTTGTTAATTGTTTTCGTGCTCAAAATATGATCACGTGATTGAATAGATTTAAAACTTACATTAGTTTGTTGTTCTTTAATGAGTGTGTCACGGTACTGTTCATGTTTGATCTTTTTCAAGGTAGAACGTTTAATCCCTTTTCCAGCCTGTTTAGCTTTAATAGCATCACCATCTTCGTGGATGTGAGAATACATTTTAGCTCTGAGTCCCACGAATTCAGTCATGACTTTACCACCTAGTTCGTCCTTCATTTTGAAAAGCTGTTTCTTGTTAGTTGTATCATGAAGAAAATGTTCACTCTCATAATTTGATAAGTCAAACCTATATGATTGCTCCTTCATATCTTTATAAATATCATCCGTTTTAATTTCATAGCATAAACTGTCCGTATCTGTAAACAATAGGCGAGCCTTATTCCCATATTTATTTTTCATATAATCAAAATGGAACTCACTCATATCGACCTTGGACAAATCAAGAATAGTAACCCCAACATAAATTGGTTTGTCCAAAATGACTTTATTTTTCAACATGTGAACCCCATACAAATCCTCGTTAAATTTAACTCGCTTGACAAAGTTCGGTTTGTTAACACGCTTTTCAATAGCATCACCATCATTAAGAAGGTCAAAATTGATACGGTTGCGGACGTTTTCCATGGTTTTTCCAAATACTGAGTTATTCATCAACTTGAAAAAGTCTTTCTCAAAATCAGATTTACTTGCTGTTCTTTCTTTCGTATTGAAATCAATGTAGGTTTTTAGCCATGCTGATTGTGAATATGACATGATTTGATGAACTTTTGTAATTTTAAGACCCAGTCTAACAGCAAGTTTTAGATAACGATAGTTAAGGGTGTAATTCTTTTTATCCTTAAGATTAGCAATAAGCTTTGGTGTTTGGTCTTCTGTGATTTTCTCATTTACTGCCAGTTTATTCTTCAATGCTTTACAATATTTACTCATATCGCTGTTCTTGATCGTAATATTCTCAGGACATAGTGGGTAGTCATTATGTAAATCGTGTAGTTCTTGGGGATATTCAAGATCAACTTCCAATGTATAACCCACATCACTATCATCCGGAGTTTGAAGAATTGAATTAATATCCAAATCATTTTCCCATTTAAAGTTTGAAACTGGTAGAGATTGACACATGGCTCCACCATACAAATTATTCATATCTAAATACATCAAATATTTGGTCTCCTCTTCTGGATTAAAAGTTTTCATATATTTGTTGTTAGCAATACCATGTCGTCCTGTGATAACGGATAAACCTCCCCGCTTAGATTTTTCAAAGAACATATATTTATCTACATCACTCAATAATTCAAGTTCTACATCTGTCATTTTAAGCATAGCATCCCATGCTAATCCGGGAGATGTGATATAGTACATAGGATCAAGTTTATATTTTTCCAAACAAATAGTTCTAAAATTCTCAACAACATCCGCAAGTAGACATACGTCTAATTTCAAATACAAATTGTGATAATCTTTTAGTGAAGAAAATTTGAAGTGGTTAACTATCTTCAGGTAATGCGCATAGTCCTCCACACTGATATCTTTTTCATTCAACGTATCGTGAAAATCTTCGGGGTTCAAACTAACAACTTGATCCATTTTTGCTTCACTCATATATTCATACGGGTATGGTATTTTTCTCATCAACATTTTCAAACCAACGGTATCACTACCAAATGCTGTTTTTGTTTGAATAAACTTATGTTCACCTTTTCCTCCTTCGTATAGACTCTCAACAAGACTATCTAAAGAAGCCGATAGGAATTGAAAAGAATCCACAAACTTCGCACTTCCAACTGTGAATGACAAATAGCTTTCTTCAGTATTGGGAATACAGGTGATTTTCCCGCTATCTTTGTTCAATTCTTTAATGATTAGATGACTGTCATACCCTTTCAAATTATGAAAAATAATAGGAATATTACGAGGTGAACGCGCTTGAAGATTACATTTAGAACATGATGTCGCTCTAAACTTACCTGTTAAATGGCAGTGATCACGAACTTTAAAATCAGACTTACGAATACCGTTAAGTTCTCGTTCCTCTGTTGAGATATTTTTAATTGTGTTGTAGTCATATAGTTGACGATCGCAGTAGTCGCAGGTCCATTTATCTTTATATTCTCGCATTTCATTAGGTGTCAGTTTAATAGGTGAATCACGATTGGCTTGATAGATACTAAGAATGTTATCAGTTTCTATTTTAATATCATTCATAAAATCACCTGTTGTTCCATGCTTAATAACAATGGGTTTTGATAAAGACGGATCTAGATGACAAATAACAACATATGAATAACTATTCGCATCATGCTGTTTTGTTTCGGGATCAATGAAGCTTTCAAAGTCTGCTACAATAGTAAATGGTTCAGGAACACTATGTGTAAAGTTTTTAAATTTAATAGTTTTCCCTTCTTCAGGCATAACTGATAATGCTGATGAATTTTTGTTGAAATTATTACAAATAATTATGTGTTTATCCAAGGTTTCTTGTGTATTGAAGTGATTAAGACATGAACGGCATGTGTAAATTTTACTCTTATGGTTATTCTTTTGAGATGATGTGAGTTTTGATAGGTCTTTGATCAATGTATAATGACTTGTCTCATTATCCGATATCAACAACATATCAATTTCTTTCAATCCTGTATTGTTATCTTTTGATCTGTATAGAGGACATACGGTTAATTCCTGTAGATAAAATACATTGATCGCAACATTATTTAACTTTTCGTACTTATTAATGTCAGTGATTTTAATAGGGTATTCAATACCATTTGGGATTTGAATATTTTCTAAATTATAATTGTTGACACGATCGGTATGCGTTGGTGGTAGGTTTTCCATCAGGCCAGCAGATAGGACGTATTCAAAGCATTTATTATCTTTATTTTTGATATTAATACAAGCTTTCTTATCTTTAATAAATTTAGGTAGATCAATATAACTTGAACCTTTCAGAGGTTTATAACGACTGAAAAATACTTCAATTTTATCAGTATATTGATATACAAAACCTGAACCTCTTTTTTGATATTTATCAATTGATTTTTCAATATCATCAAATGCGCTTTTAATTGTTTCTGATACTTCTGCGCTGCTTCCTTTATTAATTACAATTTTTGTTTTAGAGTTGATCCATACAAGCGCTCCTTCATTATTTGGCTCAGTTGGTTTGAAAAAGTTAATCTGACATCCAACGTGAAATTTAAACGAACTCATATTTAGTTGCTTGGGAAGAACCTTAATTGCTGATTGAACTTTGGGAAAGTAAATGGTATAATCCCCAGTATATTCTTTGCTATTTGAAGCGCGGAAGTCAACCAACCGTTCTTTATGTGCTGAGTTGAAAATCTTGAATACCACCTTTTCGCGACGAAGAAGACGGCGCCTATCCTCTTCTTCAATACCCTTTTGGATCGCATCATTAAGGATCTTATTTGTGTGGATGCGTCTTTGCTCTTCTTCAATAATATTTTTTGCTTGTTGCTTAAGTGCTAGTGTGATACGCTTTTTCCCTTCTGGGATCAACTCTTTAGCAAGCACACGAAGCTTATTATTCTCTTTCTGAAGCTCTGTGTTTTTATTTTTAAGATCTGCGGCCACAGCACGCATCTCAGCTAAGAGATCAACCGCTTTTTTCTTTTGAACTATAATCTTTCCCTTTTTGGCTTGAATCTTTTGCTTCTTTTGTTCTTCCATTCTCGACAGGAATTCCATAAGTT